CTATCCGACACGCCATCGGAGGATCCCTTCGCTGATGACTGAACCATTCCTCACCACTGATGAGCTAGCAGCACGTTGGGGCATGAAACCAGCGGCCATCAAAAACCAACGTGCACGCGGCATTGGCCCTGCTTACGTCACTGCACCGCGCATTGGTCTGCCAGCAGGTACACCACGCGTTCGCTATCCCCTTGCACAAGTCTTGGCTTTTGAAGAAGCCAATGGCATCACCCCACTGAACTGAAATGAGCCTCTACGCAACCGGCATCGTTCGCATCATCACCGACCCGCAACTGCGTGCCTTTGAATCTGGCACCATGGTTGCCAACTTCGCGGGTGGCATCCAGGAGGGCAAAGACAAAGACGGCAACTGGATCAATAACGCCATCGACTGCGAAATCTGGGGTAAGTCCGCTGAGCTGATCGTTGATAAGCTCAAAAAAGGCGACAGCATCCTTGTGACCGGTGCCGTACGCCGGCAAGAGTGGAACGACAAGGAAACCGGTGCCAAGCGCAGCAAGCATGTGCTCAGCATTCAGCGCTTTGAATTCATGCCACGCGGCGCAGCAACCACCAGCGAGGAGCCTGTGTTCTGATGAATCAAACCACACTTGACATTGCATTCAAGGAGTGGTGGGAGGCGTCTTACGGGCGCCCTCCCGGCACCCATGCAGTGATGACACACGTGGCATTTGCCGCGCATATTCTTGAACTCTTGGAGCTGATGCAAGATGATCAACCACAAAACTGAGCAGCGCCGTGATGACTACCTGCAGTGGCTGTACGAGCAAAGCGGCCGCACATGCTGCACCTACACCGGTCTGTATCAACAGCGCATTGCTGATCTGATCCAGCGCGATATGGCAGAGGCTTTAGGTGATGAGTGATCTTGTCAACCATCCGCCGCATTACAAGCACGGCGACATTGAGTGCATTCAAGCCATTAAGGCAGCACTCGGTGATGACGGCTTTTGCGCTTACTGCAAAGGCAATGTCATCAAATACCTGTGGCGTGCCGAGCATAAGGGCAATGCCGATCAAGATTACGGCAAAGCCGACTGGTACATGCGCAGGTTGCTGCTGCATGTAGATGAGTGATTCGTTTAAGCGCGGCGAGGCAAACTACGCCGCGTTTCTTACAGAAGATCACGTACGCGAACTGCGCCAGTTGCGTGTTGCTGGCAACAGCTACAGACAACTGGCAGAACGCTACGGCATCGACAAAAAACACGCATGGCGCATCTGCCAACGCATTGCATGGAGCTGGCTTGAATGACTGACTATCCCATCACACCACCGCCTGAACTTGTGGTGCAGTGGATCAAAGAGTGCGACCGGCCAGACGATCCGCGTTGGCAAGATTACGAGCAGGACATTGCCACCCGCGCCGCTCGATGGGGCGCAGATCAGGAGCTGGAGGCGTGCTGTGAGTGGCTCAATGCTGACCCCGAGCTTGCTCAAGAACTCCGCACCTCACGCCGCCCCAAGCCGCCGAGCCTGAAGGAGCAGGCGCTAGATGATCTGGATGGAATCGCAGCGGTATTTCGTATGTCTCACGGTGGCGATCTCATATGCGACAAAATCCGCCGCGCCCTGGAGGCGCTGCCCGAATAATCAGACCAACTACCCACTCAACCAATGACCATCCTCTGCGACTACGAAATCAAAGCGCTGTGCACCGACGGCATGGTGCCGAATTACGACGAGGCATTGATCAATCCCGCCAGCCTTGACCTACGGCTTGGTGACACGATCATGATCGAGTCTGCTGAAAACCTCAACATGCGGCCGCTCAGCATTGCAGGACGCACGGCAGATGATCCGTATGAGCTAAAGCCGGGGCAGTTCATCCTTGCGCAGACGATTGAAGTGTTCAACATGCCAGAAAACATTGCCGGCTTGTTCTTCCTTAAGTCAAGCCGCGCACGCGAAGGCTACGAAAACCTGCACGCCGGTTACGCCGATCCAGGTTGGCACGGAAGCGTGCTGACCTTGGAACTGAAGAACTCACGTCAGATCCTGCCACTGCCGCTGTGGCCTGGCTTAAAGATCGGGCAGATGGTGTTTTTCCGCATGAGCCAGCAGCCGGTGACCAGCTACAGCGTCACAGGCCATTACAACTCAGACATCACGACGACGGCCTCGAAGCAGTTCCTCAGCGGCATCTAGGTGCCACTGCTCTAGGCCAGTTCGCAGCGCTGCCGACGCTTCCTGTACTAGCCAGTGGATTTGAGACCGCTGGCTTGCTTCTTGCTCGGCTATCAACAGCGCATATTCCAGCAGTCCGCCCCAATCTGCTGCAGCATGTAACGCACGTAGCTGCGCAGCATTGGCAGCGCCGTGGAATTGTGCTTCCATTGTATGTACTAACGGATTCTCCATGTCTGACGCTATTGGCGACTACTTAAACAGTATTGCGCGCTATCCACTTTTGACACCGCAACAAGAGATACAACTTGGCCGCCGCGTCGCAAAGTGGAGAGAATTAAAGGATCTTGAAAGACCTTTGACAATGCAAGAACGCCGCGAGCTACGCAGCGGTGAACGCGCGCGGCAAAAGTTCATGCAATCCAACCTGCAGCTTGTAGTGCATGTTGCACGCAAGTACAGCAGGCGCAACACGCAAACGCTTGACATGCTGGATCTGATCCAAGAGGGCAACATCGGCCTTGCGCGCGCTGTCGAGCTGTTTGACTACACTCGCGGCTATAAGTTCAGCACCTACGCCTACTGGTGGATCCGCCAATCTATTGGCCGTGCATTGATTCAATATGATCCAATCATCAGGCTGCCGCTTGGCGTGCATGAAATGCTGATCAAGCTGAACAAGACAGCGCAAGCATTTGCGCAAGAGCATGGACGCACAGCGACCATGGCGGAACTTGCCGCAGTCCTTGATGTAACTCCTAAGGTGATATCTGACACATTGCAACAGTCGTATCGGGTCACAAGCCTTGATAAGCCTGCGCAAGATGAATCATCTAACATTCTTGACATCATTGCCGATAAAAGGCAATACGACGTTGAATACGATTGGCAACTTGAAACGGTGCGTGATTATTGCGACGAGCATTTAGATGATCGCACACGTGAAATCATCTACGCACGCAATAGTCGCAATCCAGTGCCATGGAATGACCTAGAAAAGCGCATGGGCCTGTCACGTGCACGCATGTGCGAAATACAAAGGCGTGGCATCAGCCGCCTTCGTATGCTGATAGGCAACCCGCTGGCAGGCACCCCACTTGGCGCCAACAATACAGAAAGTCGGGAACGTCTGGAGGGTCTGCCTAGCGGGAATGTGTAAAGACCACCAGCAAGAATGGCAGGCTAGGGTTTTCTATCATCAGATGCTTGAATCCAGTGCAACACAGCAAGCTTCCGATCCAACAGATAAGAATCCTGCTGACTGAACCATTGCTGCCATTCTTCGCTGCCCTTCTTTCGATTACATGGCCTGCAAGCTGGCACAAGGTTGGTCGTCACAGTAGCGCCACCTTTGTGGCGCGGCTTGACGTGATCTAATGTGTCAGCTGCATCTCCGCAGTAAGCGCATTGATGCTGCCATGCCTCAAAGATTTGCTGCCTGAATCTATGTTTTGCACTGCGTTTTGGGATGAGGTTTGCGCCATCAATGCAGTGATCCACGCAGTGGCTTCAATAATCCCATCGTACCTTTGGCTTTCCGCGACGCATTCCTAAATGCACAAATCCTTTAGGTGCGCCGTAGCCGAGCGAATACGGCCAGTTCTGATCGCACCACTCTTGCACGTGGTTGATGTTGACCTCGCGGATATAGAAATCAACTGCACCAACGTCAGGTGCATCGTATAGGTGCTCGCTGCCACTTGATCCACCTACCGCTGTATTGATGGCACGCGGGCGATAGCCGCTGGTAATGACCACAGGCTTGCCGCCAAACTTGACACGTGCACGCTCAAGGAATGCCGCTAGCTCTGCTGCTGTGTCGAGCTGATATTGATGGTCAAAGCGCCGTGCTTCTTGAAATAGCGCAAACTCACCAAGCTGCACGTGCGGCGTAATGCGCGCTGTAAATGCGCTATTGGGCGACAGCTTGGCTGGATCCTGCTGCTGCTCACCAGCCCATAACCGGCCCTCTGCGCGGCGACGACGCAGCAAGCCTGCCTCTACGGCACTGCCTGGGTTGCGGTACAACTCCATTGCTGGTGGCACTGCCTGCCAGTCTTTGCCGGCAAGGCATTTGCTGATCGTTTCAAAGCCAGTGCTGCCGTAGAAACCGGCGCCAAGGTTGTAGGCGAAGGAGATCAACGCGCATTGCTTGTTGCCACTCATCTCATTCCAAAATGGCACGCTGTTGCGCAGTTTTGCGGCAATGCGCTCACCCTCAAGCGCTAGTAGCTGATCAGCATCAATCACGGTGATCTTGTCACCGCGCTGCACCTTGCGGCCATCTGGGTAGCGCGTAGTGCCATAGCCAATCGTTGCCACATCCCATCCATGTAATGGGTCTGGGTATGCACCGAGATGCACGCCTTCGAACTCTTTAATGAGATTTATGGCTGGGGTATAATTATGCAGCCTGCCGCCGGCCTGCCAGGTTTTGTACCAAGGTTTGTCCCTATTAAAGACTTCAGGCGCGGCCTTTAATAGCTCAGCCTCTAATTCAGAGATGGCCGCCATTTGATGCGGCGTGCCGTGCTTGTAGTATTTAAACAGATCGGTCAGTTTGATCATCGCTTAACCAATGGAGTGACAACACCAGCGAGCACTTCAATAGCCCTATAAAGTTTGACCGCAAGTTTGGCAGTTTTTCTTAGTGCTTTGTTGTCTTTTGGTGTTGGCGTCAAGTTGACCACAATCAAAGCGACGCCATGAATGGCAACTGCCAACGCAATGTAATCAGCAATGCGATCCATGGTCAACGAGCCCGTGGCTGTGCCTCTAGTTTAGATACCCTTTGCTCAACCGTATTCAGCCGCGTAAAAGTCTCCTTGCGGTCTTCTTTGATGTCTTTATGAAGCTCGCCTAGCTGAGTGGCAATGTGCTCTACTGCGCTGGTAAGGCGGATGACCGCATCCCGTGCTTCATCATTGCGGCGGCTGAAACCCATTGCGCCCATTGCGGCAACGGAGATCGATGCCCCGGCAATAGCAGCGATCAGCTCGATCATGCCATCAGCTTAGCTACCTGCTAAGCTTGAGACCTAAACCCTTTTGAGGCGTTTAGGCGTCCAGTAGCGGCCGGCTGCGGGAAAAAAGGCGGACACCGCGTGAGGATCCGCCACCGGCTACCCCTTATCGACCCTGCCCGACAAGTTTTTTCTTGCCGCGACGACGTGGACGGCTGTTTTGTCCGTAACCAATACTTGTAGTTTTTGGACGCCCGGCTTGGTGTTCCAGACGCCCAGTACCCGTTTTGGCTTTTACTGCCATTCGTCATCCTCACGAGGGTTGATCGCCAATAGGCTATAGCCCATCAGCAACAAGAAACCCAAACCCACTACGGCTGCTGTGGCCATTCGATGTTCCAAGGGAAGCCGGGCTGTGAGGTTACATCCCGTAGAGCCTGACGGTAGGTCGCCCACTCGGTGTGGTCAACTGGTGCGTCAGGTAGTTGTGTCCAGTCGCAGTCGGCCAAGCGGCGGTTACGGTCATCGCGGACAGCCTTGGCTTGCTCGGCATCCTTGGTGAAGCAATAAGCATCGTACTGCTCAGCGGCGGTGTGCACCACGCCTTGGTCGTCGGTGTAGTCCTGGAAGACAGGGCCAGCGATGTAGTGCGTAAACCACTGGCCGTTCACTTCCACCACGCCATCACGCTGGCTGTATTGGTAGGGCGGGATCGGTGTTGGCTGGGGGCCTTCCAGTACGGGGTCATAGCCGAAGCTGTCGATGATCTCCGGCGTCAGCACCTGCGGAAAGCTGGTGTTTGGGTTGTCGGAGCGGAATTGGCTGTCGGTGATGACAGCGCCGGTGGTGCGGTTGCGGAGTTCCATGGTGGCCTCAGGCGATGGCGAGATAGATGAAGCTGCCACCGTTGGCATTGATGGCGGCAGGAGCGGTGGAGCTGATCTGGAAGCCAGAACTCAGCGGATCGATGTGGTCGGTATTGGTGACTTCGGCTGCGGTGGAGTTGAGCAAAAGGTACGGATCATTAGCGGCAATGATGCCGCGAGCGGTATCCCAGACATACCAGTCACCCGTGCTGTCGGTGCGCTTAATCATCACGAACCGTGCGCCAGCGGTGAAGCCGCAATCAATGCTGAGCGTGGTTCCGGTGCCGGTGTAGCTGCCCACCTTGCTGATGCCAGTGAGGGTTGCGAAGAGGTAGGCGATAAATGTAGCTGCGTTGCCGTTTGCATCATCGTTCGTCCCGACCGTAAACACGGATGATGTTGGTGACGTATCGTTCCAAATAGTGTTGTCGTCTACTGTTGCTGCAGTTGTATTCAGTACTAGATAATCTGTGTTGTCGTTGTTGGCATAAACTACCCAAGGGTCTATAGCACTGCGCTTTTTAACAATCATCAACTCCGGCGCCACACCAAGGTTATGACTTACCGTGCGTGCTGAACCCGTCCCCGTATACGCCACCACGTCGAAGAAGCCGGGGGCGCGGCGGAAGTTCCAATAGACAGAGCTGGATCCAGAGCCCCAGTTGTCATCCTCGATGCCATTGTTCTTATCAAAGGCAAAATAGACGTAAGTCCCGGTTGTTGCAGCATCAGTAAGATTGGGCACAAGCAATTCAGTGCCACCTGTCAGCCTTGCTGAAGCATATTTATTTGTAGTTGCGCTTGGACGCGCGTTTATTGTTAAATCTACTGGAAAATTGGTGGTAACAAAACTGCCCCCGTTTTGCAGATCTACATCAAACACCGTCGTAACATCCGTAGGCGTCTTCATCGGCCCGCGTCGGATGGCGATGTAGATGTAGGTGCCGCCGGAAGCATTGCCAAAAAGTCCATCAGATGTCAATTTGAACCCTGTTGGGGTCAATTCAATGTCTATATTGTTCTCCGTACTTTCGGCATTGGTCTCATCTGCTGCCAGGGTTTTTGTTCCAGTACCCGCAACTATTCCTCTCATGGAATCCATAATGATTCCACTACCACCAAAAGTAGAGCCGCCAGATGTTCTTGATGCACATTTAATAAAGACCCACTGCGGCTCCCACCCAAGATCAATAGTTGGACCGCTAGCGCTGCCGTTGCCCGTATAACTCCCACACTTAATCACGCTCTGGTTGCCGCCGTCACCGAAGAGCTGAGCGTCGTGCGCGAACAGGTAGGCGACGTAGGTGCCGCCGGAGGCGTTTACGGTCTCATCAGTGCCAAGGCTGAAGACAGTGCTGGTTGGTGTTGTTGAGTTCCAGCGTGTTCCGCCAGTGGCTTTGGCTGCAGTGCTGTTGAGCACCATGTACTCGGTGTTAGCCAAGCTGCGGTGATAGACCTGCCAGTCTCCGGCTGCGTCGGTGCGCTTGACAATGATGGTGCCGGGGACGCTGCCGAGACTGTGGGCGATGGTGCGGTTACTCCCGTTCCCCGTATAAGTCACCACATCAAAGAACCCCGGCGCCTCGCGGAAGGTCCAGGAGGCGTAGTTGTTGCTACCGTTTGTATATCCGTTTCCGTCTGTTAATGTGTACCCATTCGATGCAAAAGCAATTGAGTTGGGATTATCAGCAGCAAGATTGTTTGGCGTGATCAAACGACTTGAACCGCCACGCACGGTATCAATTAGTGCATGACCAAGATTTGTAGTGCGCGCTTTTGTCCAAACCAACCCACCCTTGCCCGCTAGATCAACTCCATTCGTGATCGTCTGCGTGCTGCCGTTGCCGGTGTAGAGCCAAGTGCTAAACACGTCCTCGACGTAAGTCTTTGCAGCGCCACCACCAGCTCCGGCGGCGCCCATCATCAGTGCTCGTGTATTCGGATCCATCGCGCTATCAGTTGGTGTAGTTGATGAGCGAGGATGCACGCCACCGGGTGCCGCCGTCGTCAGTAACGAAGAGGAATAAATGCGTCTTGCCTGTCGTTAGCGTTGGCGCCGTTCCTCCAGGCCCTGTCTCTTATACACATCTCCGAGCCCACGAGACTAAGGCGA